GTTACTTAGATACAGAGGATGCAGGCCATCAAACACAAGTCATGAGAAACTTATTACCTAAGTTTCAACAACCTATCTATAGCTGTGAGCTTGATGAAAGAGTACCAAGACTTGTGGAGTATCCGATTGAAGATGTAGTGAGGCAAACAAAAAGCGGTTATTTTAATAACACGGTAGCTTACGCTGTAGCATTTGCTTTGTGGTCAAAAGTAAAAGAAATAAACCTTTTTGGTATTGATTTTAGTTACGCAGGTAATTTGCACTTTGCAGAGGCAGGCCGTGCATGCGTTGAGTTTTGGCTCTGTAAATGCATCGAGGCGGGCATACAAGTAGGCGTTAGCCCACGCTCCGGCTTATTAGATCAAAACGTACCTCTCAATGAGCGGTTGTATGGCTATCATCGACTCGAAGATCAAAAGATAGCCATGCCCTGTCCTGACGGTGAATGGGTTGTTTGCGACAGATCTAATATACAAAGCGTGATAGAAAACCATAACATCAAACAAGTAGAAGTAGAAAAACCACCGGAGCCCTATAAAGGATGAGCGAAAAGATAGGTTTCGAGCTTGGTAACGTGATGGTTTCTACAACAACCAATAAGGGTCATGACCCTGAATTTTGGGCCGCAGAGATCACAAAAAAGATATGCGATGTTAGTGCACAAGCTGAACCTCATGTTAGAATGCAAGCTGAGGCTTTCAGAAATCACATTTATACAGTAATATTACTAGGTATCAAAAACGCAATTGCTAGTGATCGAGTTACTTTAGTGGGTTTATTGAACAAGCAAGGGCATGATGACATGGCGAAGATAATTAAGGAGTTACCATAATGGCTATAACAAGTGCAATTCCGACAAGTTTTAAGCAAGAGTTACTCGTTGGCACACATAATTTTACAGCGAGCTCAGGCAACAGTTTTAAATTAGCGTTGTATACATCAAGCGCTACTCTCGGCGCATCTACTACAGCGTTTACGACAACAGGACAAGCTTCAGGCACAAATTACACCTCTGGTGGATCAGCACTCACGTCAGTGACCCCTACAACGAGTGGCACCACAGCACTTTGTGATTTTGCAGATCTAACTTTTTCCAATGCTACTGTGACCGCCAGAGGATGTATGATTTACAACGATACCAACAGTGACAAAGCCTGTGCAGTCATTGATTTTGGTGGTGATAAAACATCCACAGCAGGAGATTTTACGGTTGTCTTCCCTGCGGCAACAGCTACTGGTGCAATTATAAGATTGGCGTGACGATATGCCGTTACAGCCACTTGAATTTAAGCCCGGCGTTGATCGAGAAAGCACTGATTATTCTGTAGGACAAGGTTGGGTAAACGCGAACTTAGTGCGATTTCGTAAAAATCGTGTTGAAAAAGTTGGTGGTTGGTTAAAATTAGGCACAAGTTTTTTTCTTGGTATAGCTCGCGCTTTACATTCTTGGATATCGCTAGAGGGTGTAAGATATTTAGGAATTGGTAGCACTTTTAAATATTACATTGAAGAAGGCGACGAATATTACGATATAACACCCATCAGAAGCACAACAAGCGCAGGCGACGTAACTTTTTCAGCGTCAAACGGTAGCTCCACGATCACCGTGACAGATGCATCACACGGAGCTGTTAATAACGATTTTGTAACTTTTTCAGGTGCCGCCACGTTGGGCGGCACTATCACTGGCGACGTGCTCAATCAAGAATATCAAATAGATTTAGTTACAAGCACAAATACTTACACAATTTCTGCAAAAGATACTGCCGGTACTGCGGTCACTGCTAACTCTAGTGACACAGGCAATGGTGGCTCTAGTGTCGTTGGCACGTATCAAATTAATGTTGGCTTAGATACCTATGTATCAGCAACCGGTTGGGGTGTGGGAACATGGGGAGCCGGTGCTTGGGGATCTGCAACCGCTTTAAGTGCGAGTAATCAATTGCGTACTTGGACGCATGATAATTTTGGTGAAAACTTAATTATTAACGTGCGAGGCGGAGGTATTTACAGATGGGTTGAAAATGATGGGAAGACAACAAGAGCGGCAGAGTTATCGGGTATCAGTGGCGCTAATTTAGTTCCTACAAAGGGCTTACAGGTAGTCACTTCAGAAACTGACAGACATTTGATTGTTTTAGGCGCAGATGAAATTTCAAGTGGATCAAGGACTGGCAATATAGATCCCATGTTTATAGCGTTTTCTGATAGTGAAAATGAATTAGAGTTTGAACCAAAAACTACAAATACAGCGGGATCAGTTAGACTTTCTAGTG